TATAAGCGGTGATGGAATCAATTATGCTCAAAGAGTAATGGATGCGGGTGAAACAAATCATTTATTAGTTAGTTCAGCTGTAATGTTGAAATATGATAGACCAGCATACGTTTTGGTAAATGATTTGGGGGATGTAATTGTAAAACACGGTGTAATAATGCATTTGTACAGTTTACACGGTACCGAGTTTGGTAACAAAGAATTTCCATCAAGTAGAGTAAAAAAAGCAGAACCAACAACAAATAAACCATTATGAAAATGATACCTTTGGGAAGACAATATCACGCAAGTGTTGTTAATACAGATTTGGATGTATATAAAATAAAAGATAAAGTAATGGGTGTACGTACAAGTAATCATCCAGGTCCATTTCAAATTTCAGATAAACTCGGTATCATTAAAGATAACGATACCAAGATCAGAATTGTAGTTTATAATTCAAAAGGCTTGTTTTATTTAATATAAATGTTGACATTCTTTATTATAGGTTTATAATGGGGGAATGTCCGAATATTGTGATACCTCATTGCTTTATCTCAAAAGTATCAATAAGAATGTTGCAAAAACTCTTATTGAAAAAAACCATTATACACACAAATGGTCTCTTTGTACTGTAGCTTATGGAGTTTATTATAAAGAGTATATTGAAAGCACATTCTTTGGTGGTTTTAACGAACGCCTAATAGGTGTATTAGTATATGGAAATGCCGTGGGTAGAAATGCAAGTACCAGCATATGTCCTCTACTTACTAATAACAATGTGTTGGAATTAACACGACTGTGGATTGCAGATGGTTATGGTAAAAATATAGAAAGCTATTGTATAGCTGAAAGTTTTAGATTATTAAACACAGATTATCCACAAATAAAATGTATTCTTAGTTACGCGGATAGTGAAGCTGGTCACGTTGGAACAATATATCAAGCAACTGGATTTGTATATCAAGGTGATAACTATGTGGATATTGCACTGATGCCTAACTATAGTGTTAGTTTAATTGGCCCCACTGAATATGATTGGATACATAGTAGAAGTGTATATGCACGTTGGAAAACACACAGTGTAGATAAACTAAAAGAACGTATTGGTAGAACATTTTGGCGCAAACGTGAAAGCGGTAAACATCGTTATATCAAGTTTATAAGCAACAAGATAGAAAATAAGAAACTGGTTAAATCTCTTAAACATAAAGTTCTACCTTATCCCAAAGATACTTCGTTCAAAGAAGAAGTGCAAGAAATCGTTGTAGAAAATACCAACGAATTTTTCGATTAGTGCAAGAAAAAACCCCAACTTTCGTTGGGGTTTTTGAGTTATTTTATTTCTACTAAGTATTATACGGTATCGAGATCACCGATAATAACTTTTCCATAGAACTCTGGGCGCACGACCTTCTTAGCGTAGCGGGTCATTACACCTCTACGTGGAGTGAAGTTCACTGGATCATAGACCAATGGAGTTTGGATTAGTGGGATATAAGGAGCATATACTGCGCCTGTTTCTAGGAAGTTATTTCCACGGAAACCAACCAATACGATATTATCGGTCATATATGGGTTCTTGTAAACTTGGAAGCGACTTGCGAAGCTACCAACACGTGCAACGCCCATTGCGAACTTAGCACTGTCACCATCGGTGTTTACTACATATCCTGGAATTGATTCCAAGATGGTTGCTACGTCTGGACTTACGACCAAGAAGTTAGCACCACCACGGAGGGTCAATTTTTGGATTGTGTTAGATACCTTTTGAATCTTGTTACCAAGAGTTTGGAACCAAGTGCTCTTAACGTAAGCTGTACGATTTGCAGAAGCATTTGCATTACGTGTGAATACTGCGTCACCAGTAGTTGCATTCAATCCCTTGCTGAATTCAACACCGATTTGGGCGGACCAAGCTTCGGTAGTTATACCTTGAACGGCACCGTTCAACATTTCTAGGATTTCTAGATCGATTTCCATAGATACGTATTCACTCAACAGAGCAGTCAATTCTGCTTCTGCATCAATAGAGTGATATGCGTTCAAGTCTTGCGCTAATTCTGGGGTCCAGACTGCCTTTAGTTTACGGGTCTTAGCAACGATTGGTTCGCTGTTTAGTACCAAGTTAACTTCTGGGATACTGATATCAGTGTCGATGCTTTGAGTAGCAACGTTAGCAGCTGTACCAGAACCTTCACCTGGTGTCTTACCAGCTTCAAAGTCACCACGTAGGTTGTCCGTAGGTTGTAGACTATAGATCAATTTAAGTCTTGGACCGGAGGCGGCGCCAGCGAATGTACTCTGTGAAGCGGATACGATGTATACAGTTTGATAGAATGGATTGCTCAAACTACCAGTATTGACCGCTTTGCTGTAAGTGTTCAACACCACACCGTTTTTAATGAGTGCGCCTGGATTGGTCGCACCTGAACCTGAGATCAAGTTGAATGAACGCACTGCATTCAAGTCAACGTTGTATAGATTTCCGTAACTTGATACAGGGGTATTATTATCATCGTGATTCAAGATTACTTTAAACAATTTCTTAGCTACCACGGAACCACTCAATTCAGCATCAAATTGTACGTCATTCCAAGAAGCGGTTTGAATTGTACCACCGTTATTGGTTGCTCCTGATGAATACGTGATTGTAATAGCGGAACTACTTACTGGACGAACTGAATATGCAAAAGCACCTTGTCCGTATAAACCACGTACTGCGCTATCGGTTGAACCCAATTTCTTGCCTGTACCACCGAACAAACTGTCGTTCAATTGCTTACCGGCGCGGGTAGTTACAGAACTACCGTTGTTCAAGTTGCGCAAATCTGAACCAGGAGCGTTAGTACCATACTTGAAGTCTAGATAGAAGATTAGACCAGATGGTAGATTCATTGGTTGAACGCTTACGAATTCCTTCGCAGCGATTTCAGCAAACACACGGCGAACCAATGGAAGAGCTACGCCCGCCCATTGTTCAGAACTGGTAGAAGTACCAGTTGTGGTTGCTTCGTCAAGCAATTGTTTTGCTTGATTTTCTAATAGGATTGACATATGTGCTTTTTCAACACCTTTGCAACCTTCTAGGAGGCCTGTCTTTTCCCATTTGCCTTGTAGTCCACGTGTTTCTGCCATTAATTTGGCCTGTGGATTCATATTGTTTGTCAATAGACTTTTAATATCCATACTCATATTTGTATCTTTCTTTATTTAATTACTGTTAGGTTTTTACTCGCAAACTAATTTTACTTCTTGATTCCTGCGAGTTTTTGGAATCTTGAAGTCATCTCGTCAGCGTGTGGTTCTACAATAGTAGATACTGGCTTAGTTGATGATACTTGTTTGCTTGCCAAACCTTCGGTGATAGTGTGAGCAGTTGTATTGGTTTTTTTCTTGACAACTGATGCACCGGAATTAAATGATTCGGCTAAAACTGTATATGCCAACTTGACTTCACGGATGTTTCTGGTCAAGTCGAAAGTGTTAATGATCTTAAGTTTTTGATCTTCGGTTAAACTCTTACCTTTGAACAACTTGTTGGTATAAAGCAACTTAGCATTCAATAGGTTGGTTTCAGATAGAACGCCCTTCATAAACTTAACAGTGCTTAGAGCTTCTGATAAATGTTTCTTAAGAGATTCGTTTTCTTCGTTGATAGCGACCAAAGCTTCTGCCATTTCTTCGGCGGAAACTTCGTCTGCATATCCTCCTTCAGAAGGAGATGGAACTTGTGCTGGAGCGGGAGCTGCAGGTACTTGATCTACAGGTGCTTGAGCATCAGGAGCAACAGGAGCTGGAGCTGGAGCTGGAGCTGGAGCTAGTGCAGAAGGATCTTCAGCTTCTAGTTCAGCAAGAAGTTCGTCTAGATTAATATCACCCATGTCTTCGCCCATTTCTTCACCTGTATCGGGTGTTTCAGAAGAACCTTGACTGTGCATTTCGTCAGATACTTCGCCTTCTAATTCAGCTAGAATTTCATCTAGTTCTTCACTAGTTACTTCATCGCCTTCTTCAGATGAAGCTTCTTCTTCAAGTTTAACATCAAATTCTTGTTTACCGTTTGAAGATGTAGACTTGAGTGTAGATGGATTTGCTGGCTTAGAAGTCTTAGCTGTTAAACCATCATTTTTACCAATGTTAGAAGATGCAAGCTTTTCTTCAATCTTACCTTCTTCTTCTTCGGTTGATTCTTCTGCCATTTCTTCTTTGAGTTTGTCCGCAAACATTTCTTTCATACTGTTTGCAAAACTTTCTTCAAGGAAGGTTTTTGCATTTGCCAATGCTGTTTCACGAACAGCCTTTGCATCCGCAATACTTTCTTTTAATAGATCGCTCATAATTATATTTCTGCCTTTCTTATTGTTATTTGTTTATGAAGCTATTGAAGAACTCCAAAGAAGATAAATCGCTGTCACATCAAAGAATGATGTATTTGAATAATAAATATAATTAAAAACGTAAATATATCAAAATATTTTATATTTATTGATATATGCCAGCACAAAGTGAAAAGCAAGCGAGACTATTCAGATTAGTACGAGCCTTACAAAAAGGAAAAATTAAACCTGGAAAAGTATCTTCAACAGTACGTACAATGGCTAGTACTATAAAACCAAGTAGCGTTAAAGATTTTACCAAACTAAAAGAAATATTGAAAAGTCTCAAAGAGTCTGAGTATTCACTGAGTGATTTTGACATTATCAAAGGAAAATCTTTTAATCAAGTGTTGAAAGAAAACGAAGGAGTTCCATTTGTCAAAAAAGAAATGTTGATATTTCAAAATAAGCAAAATGGATTTAGCGGATTTGGCAAAACCAATTTTATTCCAAATGCGCCGGAAAACACACAGATACAAACCGAAATATTCAGTAACGGTAGTACAAAAAAGTATGTGTTTAAAAAATTAATAGATCAAAAAAATGAAAATTTAATTGTTTATGCTTGTTTTGTACAAAGAACCTATCCTGATCGACCAGAAAAAGAAATATTTAGTATGTTGAGTACCGGTGTAGATAAAAACAAAGATAGTGAACAAACAAGTTCGTTAGCAGACTTTATAGATAGAATTAACTCTTATGGCCTATAATTTTAATCCCAATTTTTCTAAACATATGAATTCTAAAAAAGATAATTATAAGTTCATAAAAAGAACTGGCGAAGAAAACGCTTATTCAAATCCCGATGTACGTGAAATGAATAATAGTTATAACAAGTACAAATCGCCAAAATTAATTAACTTTATAAATAATGATAATTTTGAAGAAGAAAAAATGTACAAACTTGAAGATATAGATAATCCAAATGGATGGAATTTTATGGAGATAGATTTGTTAGGCGAAATGGATTTTCGTATAGATGACGAGTACAGAATGTTCTCTGAAGTAGAAGTTCCCTCTTTAGATATGGTTAATGAAAAGAGAAAAACCTTCGTCTATAAAACAGACGAAGGTTATGTATTAGAATCAAATAGAAAATATGTTTTTGAATCGTTTATCTCGATGTTGGAATTTATCGATTCTATACCGATGCGTTAGTACTAACATTGGTTGTTTGTGGATTTTCATTCATTGAATCTGCGATCTCAAAATAACGTTCCAATCTCATACCAACTTGTTCATACAACATTTCAAGTTGTTGTTCAATAGCTTTCATCTTTTGTGCTTCTTCGTACATCTTAGCGGCATCACGTTTGATTTCTTTCATATCACGTTCCACCATTTTAGCTTCCATCCATTCGTTACATTCTTTAATAGCATATCGTTCTGCTAAATTAACAGCTTCCATAATTTTTTGTGCTGTTTCATAGACACTATCAGCTTTTAATCCTTTACGATATTCGTTGTAAGATTTAATAACCCCGACCATTTTTGATTTTTCTTCTTTGGTCAAAGCGACATAAGTCGATTCCGTAGAGTTTTCCAGTAAATGTTTTAATTTCATACTTTATAAATATTATAGTTCTGATAGAATGTTGTGAATAATTCTTTCAACATTACTATATGGGTTAATTATTATTTTTTGTTCAACGCTTTCATTGATTTTTCCCTGTGGATACATAAAAGCTCCTTGTGTACTTGGATTGCTTACGAAATCAAACGCAATTAAATCAAAATCGTCTTGTACAACATCTGCATTTTCACGCATATCTTTTTTAACACTTCCTAATCCACGACTACTAATACCCAAAAGAATACCTGATTGTAGCAAGTCTCTTAAAATGTTACCGCTAGGCGTAGGAAGAATTTCAACTGTACCAACTAAATCTTTACTTTCCCACCCCATATCTACGATATTATGACTTACATTTTTTAAGTTAACAACAGATGATTCTGGGTGATCTAATTCACCCATAGCACGACGTTGTTTAACGAAATTTTGCATATATTTCTCAGCTTCTCTCTTCAACACATCTACTGGATACACACGGCCGTTTTGGTTTTTTGCGTCGGCACGTTGTAATACGCCGGTTACGTATAATTTTCCATCTTTAAGAGATTCATTTAAAGATGTTTTTTTAAATTCAAATGGTAAAATATCTATCAGTACTTGTTTCATATATATTAAGCTTTAGGTTGTGTTGTTCCCGTTTGTGCGTTTTGATCTTGAGTAGTCGCATCCTCTTTATCAGCGGTTATTTTGTTTGATGGAACAACATTTTGTTGACTGTTTGGTTCAACTAATGCTTTTGATTTAGCAACTTGATATTGATCCTTTGGCTTCAAATTATCAGCATTGCCTAAAATTTTAAGTTTAAATCCTGGTTTAACAAAGAATTTAGCCACCTTTTGTTTATTTTCCTCTCGTCCAATAATTATGATGACATATCTATCATAATAATAATCAATCGCAACGCCTGTTACATTGATTGTATAATCTGTTTCAGGCTGTTTGTATCCTTTACTAGCTCTAACCACAATCTTCTTACCCAAAATTTTATCCTGTATTGACTTTTGAAGATTATTCTTTAATGCTTCAGTCGAACTTTTTAATTTTGTATCAAATGCTGTAAAGTCAGGAAGAACATCGTATGTTTTTAAATCTACTGACGGCGCCGCAGCGGGTTGTTTAGGTTGAGCAGGTTGAGCAGGTTGAGCAGGTTGAACAGGTTGTGGGGCAGCAACTGGTTTATCTTCTTGTTCGTATTTAAGAGTATCAAATCTCTCATACATAGGTAAAGCACCTTGTTTATATCCAATTAAATTGGGATCCATATCAGGATCATTGTGTTGAACCAAACCATTTTCGTCAGTATATGTATCGCCTAATTCAATTGATTGTGCTGGTGTTGCGTAAGCCGGACCACTATACATTTGATTTTCCAACTTATATCCATTACTTCTTTTGATAGCTTTAGCTAACTTATATCCCAATTGTGTCGCTGCTCTAATGTTTCCTGGTCCACGGCGGCTAAATGCAAATGGTGTTCTAGCAGCATCGCCTCCAACTGAAACAGGACCAGACGCGACCGCACCTGTACCTGTTGTACTAGCTTCATTTTTAACCTTTAACTTGGTTAAAATTCGTTTAATCTTTTCTTTAAGATTTTGTTTCATTTTTGACATCAATCTTTTTAATTTCTTCTACTAATTCATACGCATTCAATAAAGATGTCAATTGATTTTCTTTAATTATACCGGCACAAGATTTAGTAGAAAATTGACTAATAACTTCATTTATTTTAATTTTAACTACGTCAGATGTAACATTTTTTACTTGGTCTTTTAATACCAAGCTGATTCTTTTGTATTCTTCATTGACATATTTTGTAAATTTACTGGAATTTGAAACATTGGTAATATATTCCTTCAATAGTTTCTTTTGATCTGGCAATAAATCGTTGTATTTACTATTGAAATTTTCAATTAAAAACTTGTATGCTAACAATCTAACGTCTGCAGTTTGACTTCCATAAACATCCAACGATTCTTGATCCGACTTCTTTTCTTTTGTCAAATTTTCAACGATGTACTCTCTGGATTCTATTAACTCAGTAACTTCAAACTTAACCCCACTTTTATCTTGGTCTTCAAATAATTTATAAATGGAAGCATATAACTTATAATTTGGGATTTTGTTCTTTAAAAAATCATCAATGTTATATTTTTCTTTAATTTCTTTGATGATACTATACTTTTGTTTATTTAATTCACGTTCGTCAAGTTTAGATCGTGTTTGTAATACAACACCCAAAAGTCGTTCGGCCGAAGATACATCTTTACTTTTTTGTTGTAAAATAAAATTATAAAGCTGCACCTCTTTTCCAAGTTCTTTACTTTCGTGGAAGTACTTGAACATTAAATTTTTAGTAAATGATTCATCTTTTCCCGCTAGAATGTCTGATGTAATTTGTCGAGTGAGTAGTTCAAACAATATTCCAGCATTCTTGAATTTTGAATGTTTTGCTTTCTTGTGCATATTATTTATTATTATTTATAAATATAATCAATGTGGTTAAATATATAGGAATTATACTATTCTTTTATATTTTGTTCGTCCATGAAAGAATTTTTGTTTCCTTCCATCAAACTTTCTTTTTCTTGATCCAACGTTTTTAACAAATCTGTCAGCCCCTTAATAGACTCCAAAGACAATGGC